ATTTTTTTTGCATTTGCATCCACCAGTTTGACCTTCCATATATCATTGTGAATCTTTATTTTCATGATTTTAACCATACAGCTATTTGTATAACCAACCGCTGCCTTTCTTGATATATTTTTCTAATGCATATCGCATTGCATCCATAAGGTGATTGAAGTCATCAATAGGGCGGTTCAGTTTATTACCGAACTTGTCCTTATCCCAAGTATAGTTGCTGATCTCCGTCAAGAAATTCACACATCTTGGGTGTATGATGATTTCAAAGTCCTGAATAAACTGAATACCGCTGTTGATACTGTCCTTACCTTTTTCAGCACCTTTGACCCTAAGACCATAGCCTTTTAACTGATCAATAGACTTTGGTTCTGCTGAATCCGCTGTGATTCTTTCCTTCGCATAGCCCATATCAGTGATATTCTGATATATTCGCTCATTGGAAAGACCTGCTGCATACATTTCATCATACACGAATATCTTTTTGTTCTTCGTGTCAATGAATCCACAAAATAATGCAGATGGGTCATTTGTATAACCAAAGTCAAGACCAAAGGCTGAATCAATACTGTATTGCTGCCTGATCTGTTCCAGTGTAAAGGCTTCTTCATGCCAATTCTCATACACAAGACCGTCAACGATACCCCAGTTACCAAGTCCGGCAACTGCATATCTGCGTGGGTTCTGTTTCTTCATGGTTTCAAAAACCTTAAGATCGGCTTTATCTAACCATTCGTTGCAGGTGTAATTGGTGGTAAGTGCAAGTGTTTCATCGTCAGGGTTATCAAAAAACCGTTTCTTCAACCAATGGTGTTCATTCCAAGGGTTGAAAGTGACGGTGATCTGTTTGAACAGGTCTGAACCTTCCGGGATTGCACCACGAATAGATTCATCAAGCATATTGAAATCATCCTCTGAACTAATTTCATATGCTTCTTCAATCCACATCCAACACAATACACCCTGATCAACAGTGATTGATGTTACTTTCAGTGGGTCATCCAGTCCCCTGAAATAAATCTTTTGACCTGTTGGCTTATACGTCATTTCAAGTGGTGATTCTTTTATATCCCAAAAAGCATCAACACCAAGTCGATGTATAGCCCATTTCAATTCGGTAAAACAGGAATCCTTTAGTGTTCTGTAAGTTTTTCTGACAACTAAGGTATTCGCATCAGGGTACTTCATCATATTGGTGATGTACCATAATGCTGTAGTCTTTGACTTCTTAGATGCACGTGAACCTTTGACTGCCCGGTATCTACCTTTCCACCGCCAAAATGTACCGTAACCCTTACCGACTACTTCCGGCAATTTCACATTGACCTTACCGGACTTTGTAGCTTTGTAATCTTCCGGCATCAGAATGAACTTCTGATAACCAAATACATATTGACTTGATGGCTGCCTGTATTTAGTCCTCAAGTGCGTCTGCTCCTGAAATAACAATAGGGGCTGTCACATTCACATCTAACTTATCATTCCACATACCTAAATGTTTACCAAGCAGTTCAAGGGCTTTCATCTTGGAAGCAATCTTGACTTCTCTCTCAACACTTCCACCAAACTCATTATCAGATTCCTTATATTTGATTGATTCAATACAAGACAGATCATCAGCAGATGCATCCTGTTTGATTCTTCCGTTACTGTCAACAACGTCTGTCATTCTGACAAATGCAATCTTGGCAAGCTCTAAGACAACCCTATCCTGATTCACTCCGGTTCTTCGTGACCGTTCTGCCATGTGTTCAGCAATAGCCTGTTGAATATTAGGTTTTGTCAAGTTTTCACATCCGATTGCATCCGCTGTTTTTACTGAATAACCTGCCCTAATAGCTGCCTGTGTTGCATTCAGGTCAATCAGGTATTCATCAACAAAACGTTGCTGCTTTTCAGTTAATTTGCCTTTTTTTGCCATAACAACACCGCCTTTCTATTATTTTTATAACAAAAAGTGCTGCAAGGTAGGAGGTTTTAGCACCTTGCAGCACATAAGACAATAAGCAATATAAAAAGCACCTCTGTAATTTCTTACAAAGATGCTTTGAAAATTTTTCTAAGATACACTATATCAGAATGTGGATATACAAACAACCCACTTTGATATACATTTTTACACTTTATTATACAAAAATATGCACAAATATAGGTTTTAATAATAGTAATATAGGTTTTCATGGGCTTCTTCAAATGCTGCAAGTGCTTTTTTATGTACATTCAATACATAATTATATGATCGTTTCATTTCTCTAGCTGCGATTGTCAGTGTTTTGAACTGCACATACTTTTTGAATAACACCTGAATGTAATCTGCATCATGTAAATCTCTGATTTCCTGAATAATTTTATTTTTGGCATCAATAAAATTATCTATTTCTTCATTGATCTTGTTATTGAAATCTACATAAGCAGAAACACCTTTACACAAACCGTCACCTGATGGACTTGTCTGCACTCTTTCAGCAGAATAATCAATACCGCCTACATTGCACATATTTATCTGCATATCTGCAAGACGTTCTAAGTTCTGATTGATATTTGTATCTAATGTTTCAAGTTGCTGTAAATACTTTTCAGCACTTAATTTCTTCTGATCACTCATTTTTACCTCACTTTCTACGGTTGGTTACACTTCTGTTACAGTTGAAAATACTGTTAAAAAGTGCTTTAAACCCTTATAATTCAAGGAAGTTACACTTGTTACGGTTACAGTTAAAATCCTATTCTTATATATTCTTATTTTTTACTAAGTCTTATTACTATTAAAAAAAACAATTATTAAAGAATTTGTTTTTAACTGTAACAACTGTAACACCATTATAAATAAAGGCTTTCATGTGTAACTTTTACTGTAACCAACTGTAACTTTACCGTAACCCACTACCACAACAGCACTGATTGGTGTATCGAACTAATGAAACACCTTACCTGATTTTTTATGTTTCAATGTCACCCTTCCAACAATTTCAAACCCGGCAATATCAACAATGTTCCTGATCACTTGAATCAGTCTGTGGTTACGGTCATTCAGTTCTGCATTTTCTTCCCTTTTAACTGTTGCCATTGCTGCACCTGCTGTTGGGTCAACATATCCTTCACTATTTTTGTACATTTACATCTTTCCTTTCTATACTTTTGCACCTCTAAAAACAACTAACATTGATGGAAAAGGTGCTGCATTTTTACTGTTTCCAAATTTTAACCGTCCTTTTATGAATCGGATTTCTGTTCTATGTATAATAAAATCATGAAAATATTTAGTATCTGTTCTTGCAGGAATCAGCAAACACACAAGTGTATTTTCTTTACACCCTTCCTGATGACACTTTTCAACCCATTTATACATTTCTTTTCCATAAGGGGGATTACAAAAAACCCTCATCCCCCCCCAGTCCTGTAAAAGTCCGTTATCCTCTTTGGTGTAAAATTTATCACATTTATGATTTTGATTATCAGCACATGGGTCAAGATTAAAATGAAATTCCTCATTCAATTCATCAAATACCTGCTGTGGTGTACTCCAATTATCTGTTTTACTACTAAACATTACTTCGTTATTCATCATCGTCACCTTCCTTTACCGGGCAATGGTCACAATCACCCATTGCAGCACCAAAACAACCCCAACAATCATCAATTTCTTTTGTCTTTGGTTTGTACTTTTTCGCTGCAACAGCTAATGCCATTACTACAGCACCAAGGATTAACCCAACCGTAAGACCAACGCAAAAACAAACCGTACCTGTTAATACTAACTTTTCCATACCGTCACACCTTTCTGAATATCCTTATCAATTTGTCACCTACTCTTGTTACTGACGTTTCAAATCCCAAGCGTTTATTGATCTGCTTACTGAACACACCTTTTGACATTGGCTGCATTCCACCATCTGCACAAAATACCTGATACCTGTTGTATACGTCACTTGTTGGTTCATTCTCAATCATTTCAACACCACAATCATCAATAAATGCCTTGATTGGGTTATTTTCATTTTCATATTCATCAATCTGTTCAGTTACTTTTTCAGACTTGGTAAACTCATTGTTTTCAATGATTCTTTTCAGTCCTTCCACACCTACCCTGATCAGATATTCGACTGAACTTTGTTCAACCAACTGATACTTGATATAAGGGTTGTAATCCGGGTCAATCTCACCACTTGGTAAATACTTTGTAAATCTTGCGTTGAATGGAATAATTACCAAACGTCTAAGAACTGCCCCGGTCTTATCTTTCATTCTTGGTATGTCATTTGCTGAAAACAGCAGCTTCACATAAGGGTTAAACTCAAAAGGGTCTTGCCCTTTTCTTTCTGCTTTGATTCTGTTACCTGTAACTACTTTTTTGAATGTTGCTACCTGTGAACCTTGCAGGAAGTCATCACCAATATCATCACCGATATTTGCCAGTTTTCCGAACATCATTGATGTGCTGAACCTGTCCCCTAATTCCTTAAGGTCAAGTGCTGATATATTCCCATCACCAAGAATTGCTTTGACAC